TTGTGGACGCCGAGAGGGTATTCCTCCTGGAATCACAATACCGCGTGAACGCCTCGCGGAGAGTCATCTTGTCCTTCCGCTGGCGTTTCAGTTTCAATTCCGACGCCTTGTATTCCGCTTCCTTTTTTGTGGGAGCGGTGACGGACTCGACTATCTTCTTACCGTTTGAGTCCATACCGAGATAGACCTGACAATTCCAGTTTCCCGACGGGAGTTTTTTTGCCTTCATCCTTCTTTTACGCCCAGTATAAAGTCAATGACAAAAAACGCGACGATAATTCCCATAACGATATAGTAGATTATGGCGAAGGTGGACGTCGGAGCGTCCCTGATCACGCATACAAGACCCCATATCCATATCGGAATAGAGAGAAGCGGGATGCCCACCGAAACAAAAGCGAGAATCATTACGAGCCACCACGGGCCGCCTATTGCTACAAGCGGCATGACAGAGATCAGAAGAGTAATAACGTGCCATAAAACGACTCCGACTCCTCCGAGAGCATTTGAAAGTTTTTCCTTTAACATTGTTTTTCCCTCCAGTATTTCATTGCTTTTTCAGCGAATTCACAAGTTACGTTGAAATCTTCCGCGATCTGCCACGGCTCCGTTGATCCGTGCCGGATCGCTTTTTTTAATAAAGGATACGGAATCAGCCGACGGATTGCCCATTCGTCGGCTTTTCTTTCGTGCTTCTGCCGGTAGTCCCGCGTGGCGTACATATTATAGAAAGCGCCTCGGACACAATGCCCCAGCTCATGGGCGAGGTGAACGAGCTTCTCCGGTCCGGTAAATCTCGGGTCGAGGCCGACGTAACATTTTTTATTTACGCACGCGGAAAGAGACTCCGTTTTCGGGAGCCGGTATTCTTCCACGGATATATCATGCTTTTCCGCATAATTCAAAAGATCATCACTTGTTGCTGTTTTTAGATTTAACATATTCCGCGAATTGTTTTACCTCCTGCCACATTTCGTCCGTGACTTCCGTATCACCTCCGAAAAGGGCAATCTTTATCTCTTCGTCTTTGTTTACTTCTTTGCCGAGCAGGTAATCGACAGACACGCCGAATATCTCGCTCATCTTTAACAGCATCTCACGGCTCGGCTCGTATATGCCGCGTTCCCAATACCCGAGCGTGGTGTCGGCAATCTGCAAGGCACGAGCAAGATCCACCTGCGTCATTCCTTTTGCCTTACGCTGTTCTCTGATTCTGTTTTCCGAGGTTTTCATTTGTGTTTTCTTCCTTCAATTTAATTGCAGAAAGCATTATACCACGGTCAAAAAAATTTTTCAAGAAAATTGAGAAAAAGGTATTGACATCTCAAGAAACTTCTGTTAAAATGGTATCAGTCGCAAGAAACTTGAGAAAAAGGAGGGGCGAAATGATAAGGAAACTACGGCTGAAATCGAAGCTCACGCAAGAGGCACTTGCGAATCGGCTTGGAGTAGCGCCTTCCACGGTTGCAATGTGGGAACGGAGAAAAAGCAATCCCCGCGCAACGATGCTTCCGAAACTGGCGAAGGTACTCGGATGCACCATCGACGAACTGCTGACGGAGGATTGAAATGCCGAGGGTGAGAACGACGCCGGAGGAACGGCAGAAAAGGAACTACACCAATCTGCTTGCAAGCAAAGCAGAAGAAAGGGGGATTGAGTTAGGCGAGATCCTGGGATGCTGCGAACGAACCGCGAGGGAAAGGGCAAAGGAACCGGGGTCGCAGAGATTCGACGAGATACTCAACGCTTGTCGTCGGTTGGGTATCGGGATCATCTTTTACGACAAAGAGCAATACGAAGCCATACTAAAAATGAAAGAGTGAGGAGAGAACAAAATGGAGAACATGAGCTACTACGAAATGGGGAGAGCAGTCCCCGAAGAGGCGCAGAGAAAGATCGAGAAGGGACGACTAAAGGGATTTACGGATGTTAATCCCATGTGGAGAATCAAGAAACTCACGGAAATGTTCGGTCCAGCTGGATTCGGATGGTGGACGCAAAACGAAACGAAGAAAATGGTGTACGACGAAATCACGAATCAGAAATGCGCGTTTTTGTCGCTTGACCTCATTGTTGTTGATCCCGAAACAGGCGAAGAGTCCCACGCGATCCACGGAGAGGGAGGCGCTTCGATGGTCGCACAAGAGCAAGCTGGGCCGCATCTGTCCGACGAATGTTTCAAGATGGCGTACACGGACGCGCTTTCCGTAGCTTGTAAGGCGCTGGGAATCGGCGCGGACGTCTATTTTGAAAAAGACAAGACGAAATACACCGCGGAGGAGCCGCAGAAACCCGCCAAATCCGCGACGAAGGCCGAGGGCAAGGGAAGAATAACCCCGAAACAAATTGAGGCGATTTCAGCGCGATACAAGGGCAATATGATGGCAAGACTTCTCACGGCGAACGGCCTTGAGAAACTGGAAGACATGACCATCGAAAAAGCAAGTGACCTTATTCAGAAGATTAAAGAAGCAGACGAAGCGAAGAAAGCGAGAGCGCAGAAGGAGGAGATAGCATGACCGCGATAGTTAAGAGAGAGAGCAACGACCTGATACTGGCACCGGAACTTGAAAGCAAGTTGATCGAACTGACCGAGGCGAAGAAGAAAATCGAAGAGGCGGAGAAAGAACTGAAGGAACAAATCAAGGCGGAGATGGAGAAAGCGAAAATCACGCAGCTCAAGACGGACCGCGTGACCATCTCATGGAAGGACGAGTATGACCGCGAGAGCTTTGACTCGAAGGCGTTCCGTAAGGACGATCCCGAAACCTACAATGCGTATGTTAAGTTCACCACGGTCCCGGCAAGCATATCTGTCAGGGTGAAATAAATGGAAATTTGGAAGGAGATAAACGGGGCTGACGGGTACTTCGTCAGTTCCGAGGGCAGAGTAAGACACGGCGAGAGGATACTGAAGCAGTACAAGATAGTGAACGGATACTGGATGATAGACCTTCCGAACAGAAGAACGGTAGTACACAGACTCGTCGCGGAGGCGTTCATCCCGAACCCCGAAGGTTTACCGCAAGTCAATCATATCGACAGGAACAAGCAAAACAACAACGTAGAGAACCTGGAGTGGATTTCTCAAAGCGACAACATGAGGCATTCATACGCCAACGGGCGGGAACCCTCGTCGGGACTCAAGACCCCGGTCATTTATGTCGGAGATCACATGGCTCTCGCGTTTGAGTCGCTGACCGCGGCGGCAAAGTTTCTGTGCAGGGCGAAGTCATCCGTGGCATACGCTCTTCAGAGTGGGCGGAGATGCGCGGGAGGGCGAATGTATTATGGCTGATTTCACTACGGAGATACAGGGCAGAACGCTGGAGTACATCGACGAGTCACATACCTACGTTGTGGACGGAATCGTGGTTCCCTCGATAACAACGGTACTCCGCAAAGAACTCGGTGAGAAGTACGACAAGGTTCCCGTGGCGGTGTTGAAAAAGGCGGCGGATCTCGGAACGCAATTACACGAACAAATAGAACGATATTGCAAGACCGGGGATACCTACGGCGGGATGCCGGAACTACAGAACTTCCGATTCCTGATGAGCCACTACGGATTTGAGCCGGTCAAGAACGAGGTTCCGCTGATACTTTTTGATAAAGAAAAACCCGTCGCCGCCGGAAGATGCGACCTTGTCCTGAAGATGGATGGCAAACTGATAGGCGCGGACATAAAACGAACTTCGGCACTTGACAAACAATATCTCACGGGGCAGTTGAATCTCTACAGAAGAGCATATTTTCAAAGCTATAACGAACTTTGGGACGAACTTCGCGGAGTGTGGCTGCACGGGTCGGAGAAAAGGAAATTTGTACAGTTGCCTATCAACGAAACGTGGGTCGATGATGTGATAGGGAGGTTAAGATGAGCGATCTGATCAATGAGATGGCGCAAAAGATCAAGCAGCTTGAGGTCTCCGTCAAAAAGCTCCGCGAAAGCGGGACGGAGTACGCAAAGGCAGAGCGCGAATACAAGGTCCTGCTCCGGACGGAGTGTCTGAAGCTCCGCGACGAGGGCATGGCGATAGGAATGATCGACAAGACTTGCTACGGGATCCCGTCCGTCGCCGAGGCGCGGTTCAAGCGGGATGTGGCGGAAACGGTCTACAAGGCAAACCTTGAGGCGATAAACTCGATCAAACTGCAGATGAGAATACTCGACACGCAGATCTCCCGTGAGTGGGGGACGGAGATGTCAAGTTAAGGAGGACGAAATGAAACGAGATGGCATTATCACAATCGCGCTTGGGTTGGTATTGGTCATCACTTTACTTGTGGTATCGAATATCAAACTCCGCGACGCGGAACCGGAAGAGACGGTCCGCGTCACCGAGGTGGAACTTGAAACGACTGCGACACGATCTGACACCGACGTGCAAACGGAAGCGCCGGAGGAGAGTGAGACGATAGGGACGGTTGTAGATACCGCCCCGGCGGTCACGGAAACAGAGGCAGAGACCGCCCCTGCGACGGAAGCGGTCACAGAACCCACAGAAACGCGATATTTGAACGTTTCTCCCGGGGACGGGTATTTAGACGTCCCGATGACAAGAGACGTTCAGGACGCGGTGAGAGCGATCTCCGCGGAGTATGGCGTTCCGTTCGAGTTGACGATGGCAGTCTGCTATGTCGAAAGTGGGTTTGATCCGTATGCGGTGTCGAGTCACGGCGATAGCGGATTGATGCAGATCGCCCCGGTAAATCACGGATGGTTGGCGGCGGATCTCGGCATCACGGATTTGTTCGATAGCGTACAGAATGTTCGGGCGGGTGTTCACATCCTCGCGGACAAGATCGCCGGAAGCAACGGAGACTTTACCACCGCATTGATGAAATACAACAGAGGCGACGCGGTGGCATTGGAGCAGATGCGCGACGGGATTTACTCGACGGACTACACCGAGAGGGTGTTGGGCAAGTATTACGAATATTTAGGTTACGGAGGATGAGATGAAACTTATTGACGCCGATCACCTTGTTTGGAGATTCCGAAAAAAGATTCTCCCCGAGATAAAAAGGTGTTCGTCCAAAAAGAACCTTGCGGATCATGTGTACGCACAGTATATGCAAATTATGCTTGATACGTTTATCCGCGAAATTAAAACAGAACCCGAATGCAATCCTACGGAGGATCAGGATAAATACGGCAACATGAGTCTTGAAGAGGTCGAGCGTGTGCTTGATATAGACATCTCGCCGCAGCTTTGGAGGGGCATATGCAGGTCGGTTGGATTCATGCCCACGGTTGCGCGGTTCATGAGATTTGACGACGAAAAGTTTATTCTAACGCGCGGCGTTGGAAAAAAGCTCACAAGTGAAATGCTTGAACTGAAAGACAAAATAAGGGAGGCAATAGAAGATGGCAAACTTTAATATGGCAAAGGTAATTATCGCAGGGAAACTCACCGCCGATCCGAAACTGGCGGTAACATCAAACGGAACACAAGTCGCTGAATTTGCGGTGGCGGTCAACAGCAGAGACACGGTCAGTTATTTCGATTGCAGGGCATTCGGGAAGACGGCGGAGTTCGTCTGCAAGTATTTCCGCAAGGCAAGCTCAATCTGCATCGACGGAACGCTCCGGCAAGAGAGATGGACAAAGGACGGAGCGCAGCGGTCAGCGGTGAGAGTGATTGCCGATCAGGTACATTTTGTGGACAGTAAGAATGAATCGACCACAGAAGAACGTGTCGAAATGAATGATGCGCCGGTGCTGGAAGAGATCAAGGACGGGGAGGATCTCCCGTTCTGACGGAGTGAGGAGAGGTTATGGCAAGAGAATATATGTGCGCTTATCACTCGATGCTTGACGGCACGAAAAAACTGACCGACGAAGAGTTCGGTCAGTTGATGCGCGGGTTGTTGGAATACTCCGTGACCGGCGAGGAACCTGAAGAACTCCCCGATAAAGTGCAGGTCGCGTTTGATATTTATTCCGGCCAGATAGACCGCGACAACGAGTCGTATAAAGCGAAGTGCAAGAGCAATCGTGAGAATATCTCAAAACGATGGAATACGACCTCAAAGGAACCTAACCTTACCCATCAGGACGATACGATGGTATACGATGGTATACAAACGAATACGAATGATACCAAGGAGAAGGAGAAGGGAAAGGAAAAGGAAAAGGAGAATAGAAAGGAGAAGGGGAGTAATAAGAGATTCTCCCCGCCCACCCTCGACGAAGTGACCGAGTATTGTCGGCAGAGGAATAGTCCTGTCGATCCGAAGAAGTTTTGGGAGTATTTCGACGCGGGTGGATGGAAGGACGCGAAGGGTAATCCCGTGCGTAACTGGAAGCAGAAAATCCTCACTTGGGAGAAGTACGATACGCCGAAAGAGAAAGAGCCGACAGTATCGAGCTTTGATACGGATGAATTTATGATCGACGCGCTGAAGCGGACTTACGGAACGGCGGTGAACGTATGACGTTTATAGATTTGTTTGCCGGAATCGGCGGATTCCGTCGGGGTCTCGAACTCGCGGGGCATAAGTGCGTGGGTTTCTGCGAATGGGACAAATACGCCACGGCATCATATACTGCGATGCACCTTATCACGGAAGAACAGAGGAAATATCTCGAAACTCTCGACAAGAAGCAGAGGGTCAAGGAGATACTGAAAGAGGAGTACAGAAATGGAGATTGGTATTCAGCTGACATTAGACTCGTTAATGCCGGAAATGTTCCGAGATGCGACTGCTGGTGCTTCGGAGCACCATGCCAGGACTTCTCCGTCGCAGGGAAACGAGCCGGACTCGACGGAGATAGAAGCAGTCTCGTTCGAGAGGTATTTAGAGTCCTCGGCGAACTCGAAGAAGATGATCGTCCCGAATGGCTTATCTACGAAAATGTTAAGGGAATGCTCTCGTCGAACGGGGGGCGGGATTATCTCGCGATTCTCTTGGAAATGGATGAACTCGGGTACGATGCGGAATGGTTTAATTTCAACTCAAAATATCACGGAGTACCCCAAAACCGCGAGAGGGTGTATACTATCGGACATTTTAGAAAACGAGGTCCCGCAAAAGTATTTCCTATCGAGGGAACAGACGGAGAAGATCGTGTGGAAGGGATGAATCCCGAATGCATCGGGGGATTCGGCGAACACAAGAGCAACGGCGGAACGCAAGATTATCAGCAAGACCGCGTCAGGCAAATCGGCGAGTGCGAGTCGGATCGGGACAACCCGAATCAGTATCGTGTCTACGAGGAGGGGGGGCAAGCTCCCTCATTGAACACGATGGGAGGTGGGGGTAGAGAACCGCACATCATCGTGATGAACGAGCCGGAACATCAATGGCAGACGATTTATAATCCTGCGGGGGGGAGCGGCCTTGAACGCGAGAGATTACAAAGACGCACAACGGGTTGCTTTGCCATTGACAAAAACAGAAGCGGAGAAGAAAGAGACGTTGCCAACACACTTACCGCAAGGGAGGACAGAGGAGTGAGCGAACAGAAACAGACGGGTACGGCGGTTGTACTCCCCGTGCTGACTCCCGACAGAACAGAGAAAAGACAGAACGGCAGACGATTCAAAGAAAACGGAGATCCCGCGTTTACATTGACAAGCGAAGACAGGCACGGAGTGGCGGTGGGGATTAACACCGAAGATGACGGGACGTGCAGAACTCTTCGGGCGCAACATAATTTATTTGATCCGATCAATTTGAGCAGAAACGACAGTTTCGGAGCATCGGCAGCGGGCATACAGATCATGGGTACAGTGGAAGGCGACGAAGTAAAAGAAGAACATCCGGGGATGTACGTTGAGTTATCAAACGGAGCAATAGTATACGCGGTGTGGTATCCGAAATACGAATGTTACGTTGCGATACGGAAACTTACTCCGAGGGAATGCTTCCGGTTACAAGGATGGACGGACGATTACTTTGAAAAGGCGGAACTGGTAAATTCGGACTCGCAGTTATACAAACAAGCGGGAAACGGAGTGACAGTAAACGTGGTCGAAGTGATCGGGAAAAGATTGAGGGAGGTGGAGGAAGACGATGGACGTTAGTTTCAAGATAGACTACCCGCCGACAAAAGCGCAGAGGACGCAATGGACGAACGACTATTCGCTGAACGCATACTACGGCGGGAAGCATTGGTCGGTCAGGGCAAAGGACGCGGAATACTGGCATATGCTTACTGTGGATGCTTTGCATCGGGCGAAGATCCCGAAGAGGATATACGATAAGCCGGTGCGAGTGGTGATCTGCTACAACGACGGATGGGACATCGACAATCACGGAGCGGTGACGAAGATGATAATCGACGGGATGAAGGGATACGTTATCAAAGACGACACGCGGAAGTATGTGAACGAGGTGACGCAGAGATTTTGGACGAGAGATTACATCGGAGTATTTGTAACGGAAAGCGAGGAGGAGATATGAAGTATATTAGTCTTGATGGATTGGGCGATTACTTTGTGTCCTTTATACACGGCTATGTGACAGAACTTGTCGGGATACAGATTTCGGAACTTAAAAGCGAACTTAAAAACCTCCGCAAAGCAAGATCGCTTATAAAAGTAACGCTTGACGCTGGCGCGAGAATGCCGGAGAGGGCGCATCCCGAAGACGCGGGGCTGGATCTGTTCTCCCCGGAGGCGGTGAAGGTCCCGGCGAGAGGATCCGCCGTGATCGATACGGGCGTCCACGTGGAGATACAGAACGGATACGCGGGGATGATAAAGTCGAAAAGCGGGTTGAATATCAAACACGGGATCATCAGCGACGGAGTGGTGGACGCCGGGTACACGGGGTCGATACGGGTGAAGCTGTACAACCTTTCAGACGAGGATTACATGGTAGAACTCGGCGACAAGATATCGCAGCTCGTGATCGTGCCGGTGGTGACTCCGAGCGTGGATATTGTCGGTGAGATCGGCGGATCGGAGCGGGGCGACGGCGGATTCGGGAGTACGGGAAGATGAAATAAAGCCGGAGTAGTTCAACGGCAGAACGGCTGATTTGTAATCAGCAGATGAGGGTTCGACTCCCTCCTTTGGCTAAATCAAAAAAGAGGAGGAAAGATATGAAAAAGATACCTACGTTATTCACAAGAGAGTACGCAAACCATAAGGTGGTCGGCATCAAGCCGGAGGTCACGCCTGGGTGCGAGGCGGTGCTGAACGGTGAGTGCGTCCCGACGATAAAGTACGATGGGACTTGCACAGCGATCATCGACGGAGTTTTTTACAAGAGATACGACGCGAAAAAGGGGAAAAAGCCGCCGGAAGGGGCGATCCCCTGCTGCGAGCCGGATCCTGTGACGGGGCACCATCCGCATTGGGTGAAGGTCGATTTCAACGCTCCCGAAAACAGCTATATCGTGGAGGCGTACACGAACTCCAAAAACGAAGCAAGCGGATTCTTGGGCAACGGAACATACGAGGCGATAGGCCCGCGCATACAGGGAAATCCCTACGAGATGGACCGACACATCCTTGTAAGGCATGGGAAAGAAATTGCTCCGAATTGTCCGTGCGATTTCGAGGGCATCAAAGCATATCTCCGAGAGAACGAAATCGAGGGTGTTGTGTTTTGGAAAGACGGAGAACCTCTTTGCAAAATCAAAAGAACAGACTTCGGGTACAGGTGGCCGGTGTGATGAAAGAGGCGCCGTGTAAAAAATGCCCGCATCGTACTATCGGATGTCACGCCGAATGCGAAAGATACAAAGCGTGGGTCGAGGAACGCGAGGCGGAAAAAGAAGAACTGCGCCGGAAAAAGCGTGAGTATCACGCCGTGGCAACGTACATGAAAGAGGCAAGGGAGAGGGCGAAGAAATGAGAGTCGGTCTGTATGATGCGGATGGTCATAATTATCCTTCGCTTCCGCTGATGAAACTCTCGGCGTATCACAAAAAGCAAGGCGACGATGTTGAATGGGCGATACCGCTTATCCACTATGACCGAGTGTATGTTAGTCGAGTGTTTGGAGACGAATACACCACTTACGACGAGACGCAGATGTTTGACGCGGACGAAGTTGTGTACGGCGGGACGGGTTTTGCTATCAAAATCGAGAACGGGCGAGAGGTGTTTCGGAAAGAACTCGACCACGATCTTGATGACGAGATTGAGCATATATATCCCGATTACGGCATTTATCCCGAACTCACGAAAGATACGGCGTATGGATTCCTGACGCGGGGATGCCCGAATAATTGCCCGTTCTGCATCGTGACAAAAAAAGAAGGGCGCGTATCTCGCAAAGTCGCGGATTTATCCGAGTTTTGGGACGGGCAGAAAAACATCGAATTACTCGATGCAAACATTCTCGCTTGTCGGGAACGAGACGAATTGCTCGACCAATTGACCGAGTCAAGATCGAGGGTTAATTTCTGTCAGGGACTTGACGCAAGATTTATCACCAAAGAGATCGCCGAAAAATTGTCGAGGATTAAGGTCAAGATGGCGCATTTTGCGTTCGACTTGATGAAGAACGAGAAACGGATCGTTGAGGGGTTGACAAACTATCAAAAGGCAACGGGAGCGGATCAGCACACGGCGACAGTTTATATCTTGACAAACTACGATACAACGCTCGACGAGGACATTTATCGAGTGAAGAAGGTAATCGAGATCGGGATGAGTCCTGATGTGAGGATATACCGAAAAGAGACCGCTCCGAAATCAGTGCGAGATTTACAAAGATGGTGCAATTCGCCGATGATCCGAAGAACTTGTCGTCTTGAAGATTATGCGCCGAGGAAAGACGGAAAAACATTTGAGGAACTATATTTGCGAGGTGGTATATGAAAAGCATATTGCAAGACGACGAGTCGAGATGTTGGCTCTGCGGCAGACCGGCAAACGGTGATCCGCTGGATTGGCATCACGTTTTCGGCGGAGCGTTTCGGAAGAAGTCGGAGAAGTACGGGCTGAAGGTGAAGCTTCATCACAACGTCTGTCATATCTTCGGGAGCGAGGCGGTACATCAATGCGCGGAGAAAAACCGCGAGATGCAGAAACGGGCGCAGATCGTGGCGATGGCGACGTATGGATGGAGCGAGGATGAGTTTAGAGAAAAGTTCGGGAGGAGTTATCTTGGAGAAACTTAAACCTTGCCCGTTCTGTGGGGGAAAGGCGTATATTGCGCAGAACTATTTGGGGCAGAAATATGTGTGTTGCCCCGAGTGCGGTGCTTGCGTTTGGGGGGGAGACACAGACGATTGGAGAATTGCTACAATGGGCGAGAAAAAAGCAGAAAAAGCCGCAATCGAAGCATGGAACAATCGAGCCGTAGATATCGACATGGTGAACGGAAAGGAACCTGCCGATACGGACATACCTATTTTCGACAAAGAAACACGGATAGAAAACTGTACTGTGCAGATTTTAGAGAATACGAAAACAGGACGAGTGAGTATAGGATGGTGGAGGAATGAGTAAAGACGTGATAGAGTTCCCGAAACGGGGAAAAGAATACAAGGCGGGATTTGGCGCCGGGTATTGTGAGGGGCAAAAGAGCACCGAGCAATACAGGGCGGGTTATACCGACGGATATTCAGAGGGATTCCAAGAAGCTCGCGGTGAGATAAGCACGGAAAAGCTGTTTCTTCTGTTGGGAGCGCGGGTCAAGGGCCTGGAGGAGCGAGTGGCCAAAGCGGAATCAAAAGCGGAGAACGCTTATTCGATGGCGGTAAGCAAACTTGATTTTTGAGGTGGTGGAGAAATGAAACAAATACCTGATTTTGGCGAGCTGATAATCAGATACCGGAAACCCGTGGAAGGCTGCGATCCAACATCGCCGATGTCGGCCCACAAAATGTCTTGGAGGTGGGAAGAAGGCGGGATCGGTAACGGGTTCTATGTATCAGACACGCCACTTGGACTTGACGCCGCGGCTGAATACTTCAAAATGCTGTTTGAGGATGCGATGTATAGGATAAGCGAGCTACAGGAGACAGAGAAATGAAGACGGAGAAACGTGAAGACGGGACGGAAGTCGTGACGTTTGAAAGAAGGCCGTGGGAGAAACAAAGTCCGTGCGTCGGGTGTAAGACGGGGAAAGTGGACCCGCTGAAAGAGGTGGTGAATACTCTCGACCATCTGCTCGCCGAGCTTGAAAGTCTGCTGATGATGTGTTGGAACGCGGAAGACGGCGAGGAAATCTACCGAAAGAAGGACTGTTCCGAGTGCAACGAGTGCCAGGAGTACGCGAAATGGAACGAAGAACAGGAATACTGGGAAAAACGAAGAATTGCGGTGCAGACAGGAAAGTGGGGGGGCGGAAGATGACGAAGGATCAGAGAAGCGAGTCGATGGTGAAGCTGACGAAGAACGCGATAAAGAAACGGATGCAGAAGATTGATCCCGACGAATGGGCGTATGACAACAAGAGTCCGTGCCTGGAGTGCGGAAAGAAATCGTGTCAATGGAAGAAGTGCGTTCCGTATAAGTGGTTCATTTCAAAAACGTGGCGGAGAGTAACTGAACCTTTCAGGGGGTGATCTCATCAAGCACTATGAAAGCTCGGCGGCGGTGTGTCCGTTTTACCGGAAAGAGGACGCGAATAAGATATACTGCGAAGGTTTGGTGAGAGGGAGCGGACTGCACGTCGCCTGGGGAGATCCGAAAGACGCGGGAAAATGGAAGGACAAATACTGCTATTGCAATTACATTGATTGCCCGATAGCAGAGATGCTTTATCGAACAAAATACGAGGAGGAAAAGAGACCGTAAGGTCTTTTTTCTTTTTGAGGGGGGGAGGGGGGATTAACTTTTCGGGGGGTGCTTTGATATGATTAGCACGGAGCCGGGGGACGTGACGGTCCTCAAGGGGGAGACCCGCTCCGGCTTCCTCTCCTCCACCACATTACGAAAGGGGGCGTCCGATGGATTGGGCGGCAATAAAAAGAGAATACATCACGACCGGCATATCCTTGCGGGCGCTGGCGAAAAAGCATAACGCATCCTTCTCGACGATACAGAAAAAGTGTGCGGACGGCAAGTGGACGGAAGCGCGGAAGAAATGCAGAGTCAAATCGGAAGAAAAAACAATCGAGAAGGTGACAGACCTTACCGCCGAGGGAGAAAAGATACTCCGTGAGGCGGCGTTGGAGATGGCGAGACGGTTACACAGTTTGGCAATGGACTTCCATCCCTCTCCGAATCTGAAGGCGAAGGATATCACCGGCGCTCTGAAGGATTGCCGCGAGATACTCGATATCCGGTCCGAGAAGGATCTGAAAGAGCAGGACGCGAGAATAGCGAAGCTGGAAAGAGAAGCGGCGCAGGAGAACGATACAAAGTCCGTGACGGTGCGGATCGAGGGAGCCGGTGACGGATGGCAGAATTAGTCATTGATATCCCCGAACCGAATGAGCGACAGAAACTATTCCTTGCGGATCATCACAAATATGTGGCGTTCGGCGGGGCAAGAGGCGGCGGCAAGTCGTGGGCCGTGAGAGCGAAGGCGATACTGCTGGCGTTCGGTCAGCCGGGGATAACGCAGACCATTATAAGACGGACTTATCCCGAACTTCGGCAGAATCATATAAGACCGATGCTTGAGATGCTCCCCGTGGGGTCATATAAATACAACGATTCCCGGAAGGAGCTGACGTTCCCGAACGGATCATTGATATTGTTCCGCTATTGCAACAACGACAGAGACCTTCTCAATTATCAGGGCACAGAAACGGACGTCCTCTATATCGACGAAGCGACGCAGTTCACCGAGGAACAGTTTCGGATATTATCCGCGTCTGTCCGTGGTGTGGGGAGATATCCGCGGAGAGTGTATCTTACTTGTAACCCCGGAGGCGTGGGCCATGCGTGGGTCAAGAGATTGTTCGTGGATAAACGATATGAGGCGGGAGAGGATCCCGCCGAGTACAGTTTCATCAAATCTTTGGTGCTGGACAACAAGATCCTGATGGAGACGGACCCCGAATATTTGAGACATCTTGAAGCGCTTCCGCCGAAATTGAGGAAAGCGTGGCTCGAAGGGGACTGGAACATATTCGAGGGGATGTTCTTCGAGGAGTTCCGCGACGATCCCGAACATTACCTCGACAGAAAATGGACGCACGTCATTGAGCCGTTCGAGATACCCGGGGACTGGAAGATATATCGATGTTTCGACTTCGGATACGCCAAGCCGTTCGCCTGTGAGTGGATCGCGGTGGATTTCGACGGATGCGCGTACAACATACTGGAGCTTTACGGATGCACGGATGAACCGAACACCGGCGTCAAGTGGATACCGGACAAGATATTCGACGAGATACACCGGATCGAGTGTGAGCACCGGTGGCTGAAGGGGAAGAACATAATCGGCGTGGCGGACCCCGCGATATGGAACGCGGAGAGCGGCGAGAGCGTCGCTGACGTGGCGGCGAGACACGGCGTGTACTTCGCCAAGGGCGACAACGCCCGGATACCGGGATGGATGCAGATGCATTACCGATTCTTCTTCGATGAGAACGGCGACGCGATGATGTATTTCTTCAAGAATTGCAAGGGCGCGATCAGAACGCTCCCGACGCTGCTGTACGACGAGTACAAGGTGGAGGATCTTGACACCGACGGAACCGAGGATCATATAGCCGACGCGCTCCGTTACTTTTGCATGAGCCGGGTGATCAAGCCGAGGATGGCGGCGGCGCCTGATCCGTATCTCACAACGCCGCAGTCAATGTATCTCGATATTCCGAAAGAGGATATCATAGCAAAACCGCACAGATCGAAAATGGAGGTTATAGATGGCGATATTTGATAGATTCCGTAACAGAGGGGGCCGGGGGAATCCGCCCGGCGAGGAGGGACGGATCGACGCGTGGAAAGCGACGGGAGAACCTATCGGAGAGGAACAGGTCCGCGAGGCGAACAGAGTCCTTGAGGAGTACAAAAAGGGCAAGGCGATGCTCGAAAAGCGGATCAGGGACAACGAGCAATGGTACAAGCTCCGCCATTGGGAGTGCATGAGAAAGAAGCACCAAGAAGAAGTGGAACCGGCAAGCGGATGGTTGTTCAATTGTCTTGCGAACAAGCACGCGGAGGCGATGGACGCTTATCCGGAACCGTCTATTCTTCCCCGCGAGGAAGGCGACAAGGCGGAGGCGGAGAAGCTCTCCTCGATCATCCCCGTGGTGATGGATCAGAACGACTTCGAAGAGGTGTATTCCGACGAGCAGATGTACCGTGGGAAGTCGGGTACGGGAGTGTACGGGGTGTTTTGGTCGTCTGACAAGCTGAACGGCCTCGGAGACATCACCATAACGTCCGTAGACCTCTTAAACGTTTTTTGGGAGCCGGGGATAAAAGATATTCAAAAGTCCCGAAATCTGTTCTTTGTTGAGCTTGTGGACAACGATTTACTTCTCGGAGAATATCCGCAGCTTGAAGGGAAGTTATCTACCCCGACGATTCAGGTGGCGGAATATGTGTATGACGATTCCGTGGACACCTCGAAGAAGTCCGCCGTGGTGGATTGGTATTACAAGAAACGGGTGAAAGGCAGAACGGTCCTCCACTTCTGCAAGTTCGTGAACAATACTGTTCTGTATGCGACGGAGAACGATCCCGAAGCGTCCGAGAGGGGATTGTACGATCACGGCAAATACCCGTTTGTGTTCGATACTCTGTATAAGGTCGAGGGAACGCCCGCCGGGTTCGGATTCATCGACGTGGGAAAACCCGCGCAGGAATACATTGACCGCGGAAATCAGGGTATCTTGCAGAATCTTCTCGCCAACACGAGACCGCGATACTTCATCAAGAACGACGGAAGCGTAAACGAAGAGGAATACGCCGATACCACGAAGAACTTCATCCACGTCGACGGAAACCTGGGGCAGGACTCCATCGTCCCGGTGGAAGGGAAACCCCTCTCCGATATCTATGTTTCCGTTGTGAACAACAAGATCGACGAGCTGAAAGAGACCACCGGCAACAGAGACGTCTCCAACGGCGGGTCTACTTCGGGAGTCACAGCGGCGTCGGGTATCGCGGCAATGCAGGAAGCAGGAGCAAAGCTCGCAAGAGACAACAACAGAGCCGCGTATCGTGCGTATAAAGAGGTCGTTGAACTTGTGATCGAACTGATACGGCAGTTCTACGATATGCCGCGTCAATTCAGGATCATGGGCGAGAACGGCGTGGAGAAATACATCGAGTACACCAATCAGGGAATAAGACCCCAGCCGATGGAAGACGAGTTCGGCGTGTATATGGGAGCGAGAGTTCCTCTGTTCGACGTGCAGATATCCGCGGCGAAGGCGACTCCGTACTCGAAGATGAGTCAGAACGAACTTGCACTCCAGTTCTACGGCCAGGGATTCTTCAATCCGCAGATGGCGGATCAGGCGCTCTTGTGTCTCGATATGATGGACTTCGACCGCAAAGACTTCATCATGCAGAAGATAGCGCAGAACGGAACGATGTTCCAGCAGATACAGCAGTTACAGCAACAGTTGATGATGCTGGGCGCCGTGGTAGACAGAATGAACGGCAACAATGAGGTCACGGCGGGACTTGCACAGCAGTTCGGAGGAGGCGGTCAGCCGATGCCGTCGGGCGGTCCGATAGAGATGCCCGCGGAAGCAACGGAATCACCCACCACCGCGAAGGCACGGGAGAGAGTGGCAGAAAGTACACAAGTTTAATTCAGAAAAGGAGATATAACGATGCCCAAAACAAGAAACATACCCGATAATATGAAACCCCATTGGGAGTGCATCATCAACGGAGTGAAGTATACCTACGTTGCGGGAGCGGAAGACGAAACCGTCCCCGATGCCGTGGCGGCGGTGATCGACAACTACTACGCAATGTTGCCGAAAGAGAATCCGCCGGAGACCGATGAGCAGATGGTGGCGAGAGTCGCCGAGGGAGTCGTGGCGGGGTTGACGCTGGATATCACGTCGTACAGTCTGTCCAATACTCCCGTCACTTGTCCCACGTTTTCTGTGGCAGACTTTGATGCGGTGGTGGCGTCCAAGTATCAGAAACCCATCACCGTCAAATACAAGATCGACGGCGTGATAAGCACCGTGGGCGATTATCAGGTGAAATACACCGTTGTAGAGGGCGCGGTAACGGATCCCGTTATCACGTTCCATACCGTGGCGGACGGCGAGAACGGAGTGGAGTCCATCGGCGAGCTTCAGTTCACGAAGGGGACGGCCGGGGGCGTTTCTTCCGTTTACGTCGCGTTCGTGGCGACCAAGCTTTGATCGGGAGGAGGAGAGTAAATGATATTCGTCACCTTTGATATGGACGAGGCGAAAAGAAGCGCCTCGCTGAAAGTGAAGGGTCATGCGGGAGCGGGACCGAAGGGATTCGATACCATCTGCGCCGCCGCTTCCGTACTCTCGACCACGCTCGCCCAGGAGCTGAAGAATATGCACGTCAGAGGACTGTTGTCTTATCAGCCGAGGATAAAGCTCAAAGGCGGAGAGGCGATAGTCTCCTGCCGATGCAAGGCAAGCGGATACGAAGAGATCCTCCGCGTGTTCCTCGTGATACAGACGGGATTCCAGCTTTTGGCGCACAACTACCCCGACTTTGTGATGATAGAGAGACTCCTCGGAGACAAGGAAGTCCCTCACGGCTACGATATCAACGGGTAAACCGTTTGATATAAATTCAAAGGACCGGCCCTTAATGCCGAGAATAGGAGAGAATATGCTTTATTTCAACGAAGTCGCGCTTGATCTTCAGCTTTTCGCTGAAGGTGGCACCGGCGCGGCAGCCGCGTCAACCGGGGAGAGCGCGGCCCCCCTCGAAGGCGTATCTGCTGAAGCAGAAGTTCAGGACGCCGCTGAACAGGTCGTTGACCGGAATGCGGAGTATGAGAAGTTCTTGAAAGATTACAAGGACCTCGACGACGCAAGAGTGCAGAAGATCGTACAGAGACGAGTCAGAGGAATGAAAGAGACTGTTGACAGATACAACAATCTTTCACCAATGCTCGAAATGCTGGCGAACAAGTACGGCACAAAGGTCGGTGACATTGATGGACTTACGAAGGCCATCGAGAACGACGATTCGTACTATGAGCAGGAAGCGCTCGACAAGGGCGTGACAGTCGAACAACTCAAGGAATTCAAGCGGGTGGAGAGAGAAAACGCTCAACTCGTCCGGCAAATGGAAGAGATGAGGGCGGAGGAGAACTCCAACAGAATCCTCGCCGGGTGGATGGAGCAAGCCGAAGCTGCTAAAGCGAAGTATCCATCGCTTAATCTGAATGAAGAGCTGAACGACGAACAGTTCGTCTCGCTGCTAAAGAGCGGGATCGACGTAGAAACCGCGTACACCGTAGTCCATAAGGACGAGATAATCCCTGCGGCAATGCAGTACGCCGTAAAGACGGCGGAAAGCAAGCTCTCGAAGAGTGTTCAGGCCGGCACCGCGAGACCGAGGGAGAACGGAGCGGGCGCTCAAAGTGCGGCAATCGTCAAGAATGATGTGTCTCATTCCACAAAGCAACAGCGCGACGAATGGGCGCGCCTTGCCGCACGAGGTGAGAGAATCACGTTTGATTGACACTTTCCCTTGTGCGGTGAATAAACAAATTCACAACACAAAGGAGAAAAAAACAATGCTTTACCTTGACATTCAGCTTTTTGCCAACCATGTAAACGTCTCTACTGACGTCCGTGGTGGCGGCACTTACCCCACCGCAAACGATCTTTCCCCGGAGATGAAGGCCTACTATGACCTGAAACTGCTCGATGAGGCGGGTCCCAACCTTGTTCATGGCCAGTTCGGCCAGAAGAGACCCATCCCCGCAGGAAACGGCAAGACCATCGAGTTCCGCAGGTTCACCGCACTTCCCGACGCTCTGACTCCTCTCACCGAGGGTGTCACCCCCGACGGGCAGAGACTCGACGTGAACGCCTACACCGCAACTGTCAGCCAGTACGGTGACTACATCACCCAGTCCGACGTCCTCGAACTGACCGCCATCGACAACACCATCGTCGAGGCAACGAAGCTTTTGGGCGAACAGGCGGGCATCACCCTTGACAAAGTGGTGCGTGACGCGCTTGTTGGCGGAACGAATATGCTCCTTTGCCCGAAGTGGAACGGCACTACTGCTACTGTTCCCGCGACGAGAGCCGGCCTTGACGCCACCGCAAAGCTGACCGTGGATATGCTCGAAGAGGCGGCTGCACGTCTGAAGGCGCAGAACGCTCGCACCTTCGACGGATACTTTGTCGCCATCGCGCATCCCTATGTGATCCACGACATCCGCAGAGACCCCGAATGGATCGACGCTCACAAGTATGCGTCCCCTGAAGAGATCTACACGGGCGAAGTCGGCAGAATCGCCGGTATCCGTTTCGTAGAGTCCACCAACGCGAAGATTTGGAAGGGCGGCTCCTCCGAACCCGCCAACCTTGCCGTGTTCGCTACCCTGATCTTTGGCCGTGACGCTTACGGCGTGACCGAGGTCACCGGCGGCGGTCTCCAGACCATTGTGAAACAGAAGGGTTCCGCCGGTACGGCTGACCCGCTCGATCAGAGATCCTCTGTGGGCTGGAAGGCGACCCGCGTGGCGGAGATCCTGAACAATGCGTACATGATTCGTATCGAGTCCTGCTCGCCGAAGTTCTCCAGCATCGCGTCCGCGAACTAATTACTGAAAAGGGAATAGGGGGAGGCAACTCCCCCTTCACCCCACAAAAGGAAGCGCCCACCTTACGGGCAGAATAGGAGAGATTTATATGGCTACCAAGAAAACCGAAGAAGTAAAAGAAGAAGTCAAAGAAGAAGTCAAAAAGGAACCGAAGAAGAAGACATACGTCGTCCGTCTCCCGAAAGAGAGAGGAAACAACGCGCCGGAGTTTGTGGGGACGAACAGCGGGACCTACATGATCAAGCGCGGCGAGGACGTGGAAGTTCCCGAAGACGTGTACGAAAGACTGAAGCTGGCGGAAGAAGCAAAAGACGCCAGGTACGCCTACGAAGAAAAAGTGGCGAGAAAATATTAAGGAGAGGGGGAGGAAACTCCCCCACCTTACAATAACGGAGGTTAGAATGACCATACAGGAAGCGATCACGAGAATAGACGATCTCAAGCCGAACTCTTACGAGATGGCTGACAAAATAAAGTGGCTGAATAACATAGACTGGATGATTAAAACGGAGATCATCAACACCCACGAGGGGTACGAAGACTACGAAGATTTTGAAGGATACAATACGGACACCGATTTAACCACGGAACTGTTGGTGGGTACTCCGTATGATGAGTTATACATTAACTGGCTCGAGGCGAGGATAGACTACGCCAACGGCGAGTACGGCAGATATAACAACACCGCCCTGGCGTTCAACGAAGCGTTGAAGCAGTTCAGGAACTACTACAACAGTACGCATATGCCGCTCACGGCGAGACTCGATTTTTTCGGAACGAGGTATGCACATGAGACTCCCTTATCTTAACGAGATACCCACATCCCGCCGGACGATTGATTCATTCGGCGGGTATAACCATTCCCACGCCACGGCGGAGTATGAGTTCCACGATATGCTCAATATGAGTACGCGGAACTTTCCGTCTCTGTCGCCGAGACTTCCGAGAGGGACACCGATGGACCCCGATTATGAACCCGGTTCTTCTTCGAGCGACGGCAAGTACCATAATCCGAAAGCTCTGACGAGAGTGGACGATAACGTGGCGTTTCTCCAGTATGACCAAACGGAGCCGTGCTGGTATGTGAGAACGCTCGACAAGTTCTACGGAATCATCAGCGACGAGCATGGTCTGTCTTCCGTGGACGAATTGCTGACGAACGGAGCGTATATACTTGGATGGGAAACCGGACATGGCGAGACGATGCGCTATGTGAACACGGTGCAGAACACAGACAAGGGTGCGGTCAGCGCGGTGTGGGTACAAGGGAACAGCGACACCATCGTATTTGCGCCTTGCGACGCGGACGGCAACGTGATTTCGGCGACGTCGGCAACAACGGCACCGGCGAATCCCTCGAACGGAGATTACTGGATAGATACTTCCGTATCGGACGGGACGAGGTCACTTCAGAGATACTCCGAATCACAACAGACGTGGGTCATTGTCCCTGCGATATACATTAAACTTTCCAGCCCGAACATAGCGAAAAACTTCAGCGAGGGCGACGTAGTGCAGATCACCAACGTCAACCGGCTGGAAGGATACCCCGCGAGGGCGATCAGGGGATACCACCTTATCGAGAAACTGCTCCACGACAACAATAACCCCGCAAACGATTACATCGTTATCGTAGGGCAGACGGCGACCGGCGGATCAACGTGGCCCGTGCCGGGCGGAGCGGACACGGCGGTCTATATCTATCGCACCGCGCCAAATATGGATTACATAATCGAGAACGGTAACAGACTTTGGGGATGCAGATACGGCGAAAATCTCAAGGGTGATTTCGTCAACGAGATATACGCCTCCGCTTTGGGGGATTTCAAGAACTGGAATAAATTCACGGGCATCTCGACTGATTCCTATACGGCGTCCGTGGGTGCCGACGGAGCTTTCACGGGAGCGATAACCTATCAGGGCAAACCGACGTTCTTCAAAGAAAATTATGTCCTTCGGGTATACGGAACGGAGCCGTCGAACTTTCAGATACAGACTTCCTCAATAATGGGCGTGCAGAAGGGTTCGTGGAAATCCCTTGCAATCGTGGACGATATCCTCTACTACAAGTCCGTGAACGGAATCTGTATGTACGACGGGTCGGTGCCGGTGGAGATCACCAACATATTCGGAGACGTGAAGTATCACGACGCCGTGGGATGCGGTCACAACGGGAAGTACTACGTCTGCATGAAAGACGAAAGCAATACGCCGCATCTGTTCGTATACGATACCAAAAAGAGAGTATGGACCCACGAGGACAACATCGAGGTGAAAGACTTCTGCTCCGTGGGGAACGTCCTTTACTATATCGACGGCGACAACGTCCTTCGCACCATCGAGGGGAACGATGACGAAACGGTGGAGTGGATGCTCGAAACGGGGGATATAGGGCTGACCTACGCCGACTCCCCCATGCCCGATGAGAAATACGTATCGAGACTCCTCATAAGGATGGCAATGACGGACGGATCGCGGGCGGATATCTACACCAAATACGATTCCATCGGCGAGTGGAAGCACGTTACGGCGCTCACGGGAAGAAGACTCAAGTCCTACAACGTTCCTATAAGACCGCACAGATGCGACCATATGCGGATAAAGATAACCGGCAAGGGCGACGTCCGTATTCAGAGCATTACAAAAACCTTTGAACAGGGGAGTGATATATTTTGATCCCGATACCGAGACCGAAAATCACGAACGGAACTCCCGAAAGTCAGATAAATGAAATCAAGTCGTATCTCATTCAGCTTGTGGATAACCTTGAGTACAACATCCAGCAGAATGAAGTAAACAAGGCCGTGGTAGACAAGAACGGCATACTCCACGAGGGATGATATGGCGGACATCATACGCAGAGGAAAGATAATCAAGGGAGTCAGGGGAGTGGCGTATCCCTCTCCGTATGGCGGAGAAGTGGTATTCACCGAGCAATCCGTGGCGGGGAAAACACCGTGGAACTATTTAGGAGATGACGCCAAAAAGATCGCCGACGTCCACACCTTCAGCGCCACGCTTGCGGGAACGGACTACGCAACGTGGACACCATCCACGACGGCGCAGGTGATCGTGGCATCGCAAAGTCTCACGGCACGGGCGATAGACCTCGCAAACTATGAGTATCTGATCCGATGGAGATTCACGGCGGACATCGTTTACAACGCGGGGACGACCATGAAGGCGGTTCCGGTGAGACACGCGGCGGAATTGTGGCAGACGATCTGCAAGAGACCGAGCAATCTATCAAACCTCACGGCGGACAGCTTCAACGGAAACGTCTGCGTGACGCAGCTCACCGCGCCGATGGTGGAATACTACAATTCGAGCGGGACTCACACGATGGCGTATACCGCGTCATACGGATTCTACATGGGAGCAACGGCGGCGACGTTCTCAAGTTCCACGTCAAACACGCCGAATCTCACCATAAAGACGCCGACGATATCGGCAAGGTGCAATTCAACGTATTTCGCCGTGGCGAGAGGGGCGGACGTGAAACAGGCGGACTCCGTCCTCAAGCTGCGCGGAGAGTTATGGCAGATAAACAAAGGCGGAACCGTACGGAAGATGTACGAAAACGCCGTCGATTTATTCAATAATCCGATATAGGAGGACATGATGGCACTCAAGAAGAAATTTGAGGAACGATTCGCCGCGAATCAGGCGGACTATGACGCGGCGATAAACAAAGCGCAGAATGGGATGAACGAAGCGTCGAAGCAGATCCAGACAAATACGGCGCTCCAGGATGCGCAGAGAAGAGTCGCGGCGGCGAATCTTCAGAACACGAACGCCAACCTTGCAAGGAGAACCCAGCAGACTCCCGCGCAGACACCGCAGGGGGCGAATACGAATCCCATGACGTCCGAGGACGTTATGAATCAATGGATGAACCGCGGACCGTTCCAGTACGATATGAACGCGGACGCCATGTATCAGCATTACAAGGATCAGTATATGCGGCAGGGCAGACTCGCCATGCAGGACACCATAGGCAGAGCTTCCGCATTGACCGGCGGATACGGCAATTCCTACGCGACGGCAGCGGGTCAGCAACAGTACAACGAATATCTCGCGGGGCTGAACGACAAGGCGCTGGAACTGTCGCAGATGGCGTATCAGCGGTATCAGGACGAGGGTGACAAACTCAAGGACGCCTATGGTATGCTCTACGGCAGAGAGAGGGACGCTGTTGCCGACGATCAATGGCAGAAGCAGTTCGACGAGGGCGTGAGGCAGTATGACCTTAACCGCGCCGATCAGAGAGAGCAGTTTGCGATGGAGTACAATCTCGACGTAAAGAAGTTTGAGGAAGACTGTCGCAGATACGGACTCGACTATGCGCTTGCCCAGGCGAAGCAAGCCCATCAGGAGAAGATGGATCAGCAGGAAATGGACTATAAGTACGCCGCGCTGAATCAGGACAACTCACAGTTCTATGCGAACCTTGATAGACAGAGAACGGCAGATGTGCGGGATTATGAGCTGGCGTTGATGAAAGCCGGATATAATCCCGACGGAACGGTCAACCCCGATTCGCCGGTGTGGAATGATATTCCCGACGACACCACGCCTGAAGACGACACCACGCCCGAACCCGTGAAACTCTCCACCATCAATTACGCCGATCTTGGGTTCAAGGATCAGTACGACATGCAGAGACAGCTTCCCGGGCAGATTGCGCAGGACGTATCTTCCGAGGGCGAATACTATGACAAACTGGACGATATGCTTGACGGGTGGGTAAAGAAGAAGTACATCACCGACGCGGAGGCGGACGAGTTGAGGAAGAGACTCGGACCCACGAAGAATATGTTAAATGAATGGAACTACGGTGAGGACTACAAGAAATACACCACGCCAAGCGGCGGCAGAGGAAGAAAAGACGCCATAATGTAATCGGGAGGACGTTATGCCGAAACCTGTTAATCTCAAACGGACGGAAACCAAGAAAAAGAAAATAGACGAGGTCGAAGAGAGACTTTCCCCGAAGAAAGTCTCCGACCTCTCATTCAGCGAGGCAAGAGCGATCCGTGAACAGTATGGGTCGCTCAAGAATTACGAACTGGCGACGGACAAGAACAGGGCGAAGAGGATAGACGAGCAGATGCAAGACCTCTCCGCCCGGAGACTTGTTGACGCAGCCACTTCGAGAGGGACTCCCGTTGAGGCGGAATCCTACGGGAAGAACAACAAATGGAACGACTACACCACGGTGATGGGCGAGAGGAAATCCGATTATGACCGCGCCGTGGAGAAACTGAAGAAGGATCTTGACGTATACTCCCCCATTGCAGACGTGAGCGGGGTGAAGAATTATCTCGACGCCACGAAAGCGGGATATGATAACGCCGTCGCTTTGGGCAAAAGCGCAGCGGATTTCGGGAACGCTTTCAAGAGTGCGGACGATTTCAAGCGGTGGTCAATCGGATGGGATGAGAGCAGAACCGGCGACAAGAACTTTGAGGACACCGAGGAAACGCGCAAGGCGAGGAAAGATTACTACGACGGGTTAAAAGAAAAACGGAGCCGTCTTGAGGCGGAGAGAACCGCGGCGGAGCAGGAATTGTACGACTTCCACCAGTCCGACGCATACAAGAACGCAAACTACGGAAGCGACGAAGAAAAACAGAACATCAACACAGAGACCGGCATACAAAGCAGAATATGGCAGTACGACGCGGACTTGGAAGCTCTTGACGCCGACATTGCGCGGTACGAAAGATTCACCGAAGTGCAGGACAGGTATGCGAAACTCCGTGAGGACCCGAACTTTGAGAGATACGCCAGCCATTCGGGATATGGCATCGGCAAGAACGGCAACACGATAAGCACCGGCAACAATGTAGTGGACAATTACTTCGGCGTATCGGAAAAGTACAAAGACGTAAACATATCCGACCCGATGTTTGACGCCAGGTACGGCGTCAGCGATCAGGAAAGAAAACTCATTGACTTTGGATATGATTACAGTCTTGACGAACTGACCGAAGAAGAAAAGCAGACTTACAGATATCTGCTTGCTACGCAGGGAGCAGACTCCGCCGACCAGTTCCTTGAAGATATGAAGCCGACGCTCAACAGAAGAGCGGTACAGAGGGAAGCAAACGAATTAAAGAACGCAAGCGGATGGGAACTCGCCATCCGTAATATCGCGTCGGTTCCGCAGAACATTTTCGGCGGCGTGACCGCGGCTATTGCCGACGTTGCTCAGGGAGACAACAAGAACCCGTATGACAAGTGGCACAGAGGCGCCATTTCTGCAAGCGCGGTGAGAGGTGAGACCGCGCAGAGAATCAACAACGCGACGGGCAACGCCAACCTTCTCGGATTTTCTCTCGGCGACACGTATCAGGCGCTTATGTCGGCGGCTGACTCCGCCGCCGGCGCGGCTTTGTTCGGGAGGGCATATACTATTACGATGGGCGCGGGCGCCGCTTCCTCCCGCGCAAAAGAACTGTACGAGAACGGAGCGTCGAACAATCAGATCCTTATGAGTGCGCTCGCCTCCGGCCTCACCGAAGTGGTGACGGAATACGTGTCGGTGGATAAACTCGTATCGAACTTCCTTGAGTCCACGCCGAAGAACAAGCTGGACCTTATTCTCAAGATGTTGTCGCAGGGCGGTATCGAGGCGTCCGAGGAGTTCGCGGCGGATATTCTCAACACCATACAGGACAACGCCATTCTCGGTTCACAGTCTGAGTGGAACAAGAAACTCAAAGAATATATGGACGGCGGAATGTCGAGAGAAGAAGCGCAACAGAAGGTGTGGCTCGACACTATGGGCGACGCGCTGAAATCTGCCGCCGGTGGATTTGTTTCCGGTATTGCAATGGGCGCACCGATAGCAGCCGCCAACGCCGTAGGAAATGCCATAGACACAAGGCGAGAGGGGAGATACGTCAACGAAAACAACGGAGCCGAGGCGTTGCAGAACCTTGCACGAGAAGTCGCCGGTGCGCCGAATCTCACGAAGGCCGTTGACAAGGTCACGAAGAAGGCGTCCAACAAGAACGTGGGTAAACTCTCCCGTGCGCTCGAACAGACCATTGTCAACGAAACCGACGCGGAAACTCGTTCCGAAAAGGGCGCGAAGTATGCCCTTGCAAGAGAAGGCGTTGATTTAAGCGACGTCAAAGCAAGAGAGGGAACGAACCTTTACAACAACGTTGATGTATCCGAAAAGATAAGCGACACGGGAACCACCGTTGACACGGAGACCGGCGGAGAAATCACCATCGACGAGAGGAACCCCATCACGCAGAGAGACGGCAAGACCTATCTCAATACGTCGGCGGGGGAGATCCTTCAGGACGATATCAAGTATTCCTCCGAAAAGGAAGCACAACTGTATGAGTATGTATCTGACCTTCCTCAATCCGTGGCGAACGCCATCGTAGAGAACTACAAGGGGCAAGACAATGTGAGAGGGTACGTCAACGGAATGAGAGACGGCATCCTTCTGTACGGATACAACAACATCGAGAACGCGCCGAAGAACACGGCGTTTGCGACTCTTTCCGAAGCGGATCAGCAGTACGCAAGGCAGATCGGGCAGACTCTTGCGGCGGAGGATCTGAACGTGAAACCGCAGACCGTCGGTCAGCATATCGCCGTAAAGGAAACCGCGACCACTTCCGGCGAGCGGGTGATGAACCTCAATGAAATCGGTTTGAAGGCGACTCCCGCCGTGGCAAAGAAAATCGGCGCGGGCGGAACCGCGGGAGCGGTATACACGAAGGGCGACGTTGACCTCAATTCCGCGATGGGCAGAGCGGACGGACTGCTGGCGTATGTGTATTCCTCAATAGCCGGGAACTCCGTTGTATTGTACGACAGCAAGACGGTCAAGGACGCCGACCTGAAGAACGCCAACGGCAAGCACGTCGCCTCCGACGGGACCATCTATCTTGATGTCAGAGCCGAGGCGGGGAAGAACGTCACGGGCGGTATCGCTTATACGTTGGGTCACGAGCTTACCCACGAGGCGGAGCAATGGGCGAAGAAGGAATACGCCGCGTTCAAGAAATTCCTTTATGAGAATTATATCGAAAAAGGAACGGCGGTCGAGGATCTTATCGCAAAGAAGATGTCTGATCTCGACACCACCGACAGAGCGTATGCCGAAAGCGAAGTCGTGGCGGACGCTTGCGAGAGGATGCTGCTTGACTCCGACGCGATGGAAAAACTTGCCGAACTGCAAGACAAGGAACCCGGCACCTTCAAGAAGATCGTCGATTTCATCAAGCGGGCGCTTGAGAAAATCGTCGGCAAGTTCAATTCCATCCGCGAAGTATACGAAACGATGGGCGCCGAAAACACGCGCATCGAATCAAAGCTCGTTCAGGAGTTCGGCGACAATCTCCAAAAATTACAGGATATGTGGTCCGATATGGTCGTGAAGGCGGCGCAGAACAGAGCCGCGGCGGTGGAGAATAAGCAGACCGCGGAGGCGAAAGAACAGTATTCAAAGAAACTCTCCGAGAACGAGTACGCCCGGTATATGGAGCTTGCGAAGGATCCCGAAGCAAACAAAGCGGAACTTGACAGAATGGTTGAGCAGGCGGCGGTTGAGTGGGGTGCGGCAGACAACGGCAATGGTAAACCGATAGACCTTTACCACGGGACTCCGACTTTTGGGTTTACCGTGTTTGCAGACGAAAAGCACGAAGTGCCGTTTATCTACACATCTACGAACCGAACGGTATCTGCTCATTACGCGGGCGATCAGAACTACGCATTTGAGAGACCTATAGGCACGAAGTACAGGACGGGGTCGAGCGCGGCAGATATTATCGAAAACGCAAAGTGGGTGCTGGGGTCCGACTATCACGTTATGTCCGCAAAGGAAAAATCCGAAGTTTACGATAAGGTAAAAAAAGACGCCGTTCAGGTCGCGGACAAACTTAACGAACTGTTCGATGCGGTATATCGCACAGGCCGGTCTGATGTTTGGGGGAATATGCCCTACGAAGTCAATAACGCGATGGCGCTTATGGAAGACCCGTTTTGGACTATCAGTGGCGGCGATTACGACTACAACTTCAACGAAAACGACGGATATCGAGAAGCGTGGAGATCAAACTTTACCGAGGATGGGTACGACCTTTTTAAAGATCAGAGCAATATAGTCAGGGAATGGCGCGATGAGAACATAAATGCTTTGAGCAAAGAAGAAAAGGCGTGTTTGAGTTATCTGCTTGGATGTGAAGTAAGCGACACCGCCATAGACATTTACGGCAAAATGCTTCGCGCGGCGACTGAAAACGACGTTCTCATAAACAAAGCGGGAAATCTTAACGACCCGTCAAATCTTAAAGAAGCGATGGATCAAGTATACAGAATCGGCGCATACCACTTGTACGGCAATCTTGGCGGCAATCCGTTTATCTTCGACGCAAACGGAGCACAGTTCTTTGCGATGAAAGTGCCTGAAATCGGGGACGAGTATTACGATACAGACACCGTAAGCAAATGGGCATACAACAACGGGTATACTGGTGTTGTGATGAAGAACATATACGACTATGGCGACAAAGCCGACAACTATGTGTTCTTCAATTCGTCGCAACTCAAATCCGCCGATCCTGTAACCTACGATGATCAGGGCAACATCATACCCCTCGAAGAAAGATTCAACAAGAATAACGACGATATCCGTTATTCCCGCAAAATCTCCGCCGAGGAAAGCAAGCATTATCTTGGTCTCGCAAAAGATCCGCAGAAGAACGAAACACAACTGCGCGAGATGGTGAGAGATGCCGCAACAAAAGCGGGATATGATTCACCGATGCTGTATCACGGGACGAATGCGTTCGGGTTTACCATTCCGAAGGGATACCTTTTTGCTACCGATTCCGAAGAAACTGCAGGAACATACTCTGGCACAAAGTCTGCGAGAAACATAAGCGAACAGACGGAATCAAACCTCGGTATGTATCAACTCTATGCGAATGCGGATGGGATGCTTGAGCTTGATGCGAACGGAGCAGAGACGAATCATATTGCCCTCGGAGATGTCGAGAGCGACTTCAACAATAGTCAAGCGGCGAAGTCATGGCATCAGTTTGCAACGATAAATCAAATCATCAAGTATGCAAAAGAGAATGGATACACGGGCGTTATCGTCAAAAATGTTGTTGACAGCGCGACCCCCGAAAGCAGAAAGATAACGTCTCCTGCAACCGATTATGTTTTCTTCTCCCCTCAATCTCAAGTAAAATCCGCCGATCCCGTAACCTACGACGATCAGGGCAACGTCATTCCCCTTGAAGAAAGATTCAACGAGGAAAAGGATGATATAAGGTATTCGTACAAAGGGCGCTCTTCTTTGACTACGCCGACAGGGTCGCTTAACATCAACGACATCCGAGACAAGCAAGGCAACGAAAACCTAAAGATTGCCTATAAGATGGACCGCGAGGGCGTTGATTCTGAAAAGATACGTCTTGCGACAGGGTGGTTCAAGGGATACGACGGCAAGTGGAGAAGCGAAATAGACGACAGCGATGCGAAACTCGCGAGCTGGATCATCCTCGGAAAAGGCAAGCGCTATATGGAAGAACGGGCGCGGAATAACACCGGGGATTTGCGAGACAAAGTGTTCGCGTTGCAAGATCGGCTTGCCAAATCAAACAAAAGCAACGGCGCAAACAGCGATGAGTCAAAGGCGCTGCGAAAAGAAATCAGACAGACAAAAAAACAACGCGAGGCGGCCAGCGATTTAGAGTTTAAGATATCGCAGAACAGACTGAATTTGTCTGACATTCTCGACCACCCGAAACTTTACGAGAATTATCCGCAACTTAAAGACGCGGTGGTTCATCTTTCCTATACCGACGGCAATGATTTGGGAGGTGCTTGGGGTTCGACGGTCCTCGGCTCGGACGAGATAACTCTTGCAACAAACCTCAACAGTCGGGAAGATATTCTCGGAACGCTTATGCACGAAATCCAGCACGTTATTCAAGGGATTGAAGGATTTGCGAGCGGGGCAAATGTTGAGTATTGGGCGAGAAGAAACAAAGCGGAATCAGAAGATACAAGAAAAGCAAAACTTCGCCTTGCTTCCGTCGAGGATAAACTTCGGAACGTTGACTACAACGGGAACACTGCAGCGTCTCCGATCAAAACCGCAATGTCTTATGCGTACATCGTAGACCAGTTGAGAACAGACAAAGAAGGCACGGCGAACTACGATTACGACACCGAGGCGAAAGAGAGATACGAGGAAAGGGCGAAAGAAGGCGGATATTCCGATCTTCTGAAAGAGTACCTTGAGGCGTATCAAGACGTGCAAATTGCAAACATGGAGGCGGAAGACTATCCGAGGGCATTCGCGGATTATCAAAGGACTGCCGGTGAAATTGAGGCGAGAGATGTCACGGGCAGACTTCGCATGACCGAAGAGGAAAGAAAGGCGAAGCGGCCTGATATTGACAGGAACGATGTACTTTTCTACTCCGACCAATTCTCCCGCAAATCTTCCGAATCCTACGCCGTCCGTGATATCGTTGACCGTGCTTTGAAGAGACTCGATCCTTCATCAGCCGAATACAGAGCAATGGCGAAGTACAAGGCGGAACTCGACACGCTCGACAATATGAGGGCGCAACTGGACGAGGCAATCAAGAACGGCGACAGACAGGCGCAGACGAGACTGACGAACAACATCAAGACTCAACGGGGAATACTGAACAGAATCGAGAACTCCGCCTCAATGAAGAATGTTGCCTCGATGAGAGACGTCACCCGTTTGGCGGACGACGCGAAGAAGCTCCGCGAGATGCTGAAACTGCAAAGCAGAGAGACCAACGGGACGATAGCGAAGCAGAGGTCGGTCAATGCGGCGGCAAGCGAGATAATGGAGAAGTACGGCATCAAGCGTGGCAAGGGCGAACTGGCGGAACTGCTGGGGAACTACTACACCAAGATGATGCAGTCCGTCAACAACGAGACCATGACCCGCGAGGCGGCGCTGGATCAGGCGAGAGAAGCGGCGGAGTGGATCGCGCGGCACGTTCCCGATGAGATCCAGTATGACGACGGCGCAATCGAAGCGCTTGATATGCTCCGCGGATATAAAGTCAAACTGAACGACGATCAGCGGCAGAACATCAGGGCAAAGTATGACGACATCAACGGATGGAGACGCGCCGTGGGCGGGTACATCACGCTGTCGAATGAAGGTAAGTATCTTGACGAGCTGTGGCCCGAATGGGCGGAGAGAGCGCCGGGGTACTTTACCAACGAGATGATCTCCGACGCGGATATGCCGGAGAGACTTGCCGAGATAATCGACTCGCTGAAGAAGTCGCGGGAGACCGTGATCGAAGTGCCGGGGCAGTACGAATACGACCTCGACCGGGCGGCGAACGACGTTTACGAGGCGTTCTGGAACATCGAGCCGGAGCAGACCGTGGCGGACAAGTACGCCGAGAGGATAAAGACTCTCAAAGCGGAACATCTCAAACTGATGAGCGATATGCGGAAGTCCTTCCGAGATACCATAAGAGAAGAAACCCGCGAGGCGTATCGTGAAGGAAAGCAGAAGGCGAGAGAGTACACGCGCAAGATCGAGGTCAGAAGAAAGGTCAAGAAGCTCGCCGAGAGACTCGCAAAGATTTACGAGAAACCGCAAGTCAATAAGTACGTTCCGAAGTCTTTGGCGGGACCCACTTTGGCGGTGCTTTCTGAACTGGACTTTGAAACCGGCAGAGCGTCGAAACTCGCCGAGAAATTCGGGAATCTGAAACTCCAGTACGACGCGATGATGAAGGGCGACGAAGGCAAGGCGACTTATCCGCAGGAGATATCCGATCTCATTGAAAAGATGAGAACCGAAGTCAAGGGAATGGCGGTCAAGGATATGAGCGCCGACCAGCTTGAGGATATCTACACCACGCTGAAGGCATTCGACCATGTGCTGAAGACTGCAAGGGAAGCAAGGAACCTCTCCTCTTCCATAGGCGAGGATATGACCATCTACGAGGCGGGCGAGAAGTGGATAAACGAGATCAGCGAAACGAAGGAAGCGAAGTCGGTCATCAACAAGTACACCCAGCAGATGCTTACGCCGAGAGAGTTCTTCGAGAGACTCGCGTCCTATAAGAAGAACAGTATATCGGAGAAGGTGTTCGATATGCTGAACCGAGCCGAGAGGAAACAGGCGGAGATCGAGATGCGTTCGAACATGATATTCGACGATATCATGAAGAACGTCAAGTATCTGTCGCAGCTCTCGTCCACGAAGAACCTTGTTGACATCGGTCTGAAGGACTCCAACGGAAACGCGGTCCCGATCACAAGAGGGATGATGCTTGCGTACTATATGCACACCTTAAACGAGGACAACGCAAGGCACGTTGCAATAGGCGGTATGAAAGCACCGGATCTCAAGCAGTATTACAAGGGCGACGTAGACTCATACAGTAACGGCAAGAGAATCCCCGGCCTTGTGGGGGCGGAACTTGCGGCGCAGTACGAAAAGATCCACGATACCCTTGAGGGCAAGAGGAACAAGGACGGCACAAGAAACGGCGGTCTCAACGAAGAACTTCAGGATGCGATGGACCGCAACAACAGCGAGAGGGTCGAGGAACTCCTTGAGCAGAGAAATCAACTGTGGGCCGAGAGGGATGAGATAATCGCCCGCGGAATGCGGATGATCGACCAGCAGAGGAAAGCCATCGAGGAGATGCTCACCGACGAAGACAAGGCGTTCATCAAAGCAACGCAGGACTACTTTGAGAACTACTCAAAGGACGTGCTGAACGAAGCGACAATGCAGATGTACGGATTCGAGAAGGCAAGGGTGGAGAACTACTTCCCGATACACTCCGACGCGAACTTCCTCAAGGCGGCGTTTGAAACTGTAACGAACGACGCAAGTCTTGAGAACAAGGGATTTATGAAGGATCGTGTCAAGGCGGCGAACCCCATCATGCTTGAGGACTTCAGCTCTGTCATCAACTCGCAGATACAGAAGACCGCGCAGTACGCCGCGTTCGCTCCCATCCTCCGGGAGTTCAACAAACTCTATTCGGTGAAGACCGGCGGAGTCGCGGCGGTGGACTCTGTAATGGGAGCCATCGACGAGAAGTTCGGACAGGCGGGAACGAAGTACATCTCAAATCTTGTGGCGGATATGAACGGCGCAAGAAGAAGAGACACCACGTTCCTCGACAGAGCGAGAAGCAACTTCGCCGGAGCGGTGCTGACGTTGAATCCTCGTGTGTCAATGGTACAGGCGGCGTCCTATCCCACGGCGGCGGCTGTTGTGGGATATAAGGCGCTGGCGAAGGCGCTGGCACTCCCCGACAATTCGGTGGTGTTCAAGAGAGCCAATCAAGAACTGATCTCCAAGTACACGGCAAGACACTGGCAGAGGAATCAGGGCGGTGCGGACGTGACCTTGCACGACGCCAAGTCCGTGAACAGTCTGTATAGCAGGGCGAACAGAAGACTCCGCTTCCTCACGGGATGGATCGAGGCGGTGGACGCGGGGACCGTCGGCAGATTGTGGTACGCTTCCGAATACTACGTCAGAGACCACTTCAAGAACCTTGAAAGAGGAACCGACGAGTATTACGAAAAGACCGCAGAGGTATTTGACGAAGTGGTCGAAAGAACGCAGCCGAACTACACCACCTTGCAGAGGCCCGATATCTTGAGGAATCCGAATCAGCTTGTCCGGTCGCTGACGATGTTCATGACTCAACGGCTACAGAACTTCAATATCGTCTATTCGGCGGCGAGAAGGTACGCGAAGTATTCATCCGATCTCAAGCAGAACAAGAACGACGTCACAAGAGGAGATGTCCGCGAGGCGAGAGGGAATCTTGCAAGAGCGATCTCGTCACAGGCAATGGCAACTGCGACGCTGGCGGGAATAAAACTTCTCGCGGATGCTCTGCTCCACAACTTCAGAAGGAGGAAGGACGAGGAAACCGGAGACATTACGGCAGAGTCGGTACTGATGTCAACGGTGGATGATTTCATCGGATCTCTGTTCAGCGACATCGTCGGCGGGTCGGAAGCATACGATATGGTCAAGGCAATCGTGACCGGCGGGAAATACTACGAGCCGGAGATCGGCGGTATCGGGACCTTCGTTGACACGGCGAAGAACGCGGTCAATCTGTCGCAGAAAATCATGGGTAAGGATAAGCCCTCCGCCAACGACTTCATCAAGCTCGGATACAATCTCGCGCAGATATTCGGCATCCCGGCGGAGAACGGCGGAAAGATCGGCAAGGCGCTGTGGAATCACGTTCAGGATATCAAGAACGGCGAGTTCGGTTCTTTCAATGCGGGAGACGCGAAGACCGAAAAGCAGAAGGGCGTCGCCGCATACAGAGCGTATGAGCGGGGAGACATGGAAACCTACGAAGAAATCTCGTCCACCATGAAGAACCCGAAGGACGCCATAAAATACGGCACCGGAAGTTCCTACGGCAAGTTTGACGAAGCGGTGGAGACCGGCGAGGATCTCGGCGGAGTTATCGACGAGTATCTCGATATGGGGTACACCAAAGAAAATCTCGCCGCGCAGATCACGAGAGACTTCAAGCAGAAGTACAGGAACGCATCCGATAAGGAATCCCTCAAGAGAAAACTCCTGGACGCCTACGAGGAACTCGGATACGACGAAGACAAGAAATCCAAAGACATCGACAAGTGGCTTGAAGACTAAAAGGAGGGGGGATTAACTTATCCCCCCTACCTATGATAAAGTAAAGGCGAAATGAGGTGAAATGTATGAAATACTCAACGTTCAGAATGATACTTGATCTTCAGGAGACCGTATCAAAATACGAGCTTCGGGTCAAGGATATGGATATGGGGACGCGGAAGATCGAGGTCACGTTTGCAGACGGCGGTCAGCCGTTCGATCTGTCGGACGACAATTTGGTCGTGACTCTGTTGGCGAAACTTCCGTCCGGCACGGTCACAGAAACGGCGTGCGAGGTCAGCGAGAACAAAGCGTCCGTGGTGATCCCCGATGATGTGTATGAGACTGGCGAGGTGGAATGCGAGTTCAAAATCGAGCAGGTACACCTGACGCATCAGGTCGAGCTTCACAGTTCCACTTTCAGAATCATCGTTACTGAAGCGATGATAGCATCATAAGGAGGCCCGTATGATTCCCGATAAAGTATATGATATTCTCAAGTGGATTGCGCTGATAGTCCTTCCCGCGCTGGGAACGCTGTACTTCTCCCTTTCAAAGATATGGGGATTTCCCCTCGGTGTGGAGATCGTCGGCACGATATCCGCGATAGACACGTTCCTCGGCGCTCTGCTTGGTATAAGTACGGCACAGTATAACAAGGTGAACAACGATGAAGATAAACCGACTGATAACTAACGTAAACCGCTGGGAAGGGCGGTTCGGCAACGATATCAAATATATCGTGATGCACTACACCGCCGGAGACGGCGACACGGCGAGAGGGAACTGCCAGTATTTCAAGGATACATACAGAGGCGCTTCCGCTCACTTCTTCGTTGACGAAACAAGCGTATGGCAGTCCGTTGAACTGTGCGACTCCGCCTGGCATTGCGGAGACAATCCGCCTTCTCACAACGGAGCGACGAATCTCAATTCAATCGGAATAGAGATGTGTTCCGATATCATCGGCGGAGAATATGTAATATCCGACGAGACCGTGAATAACGCGGCGGAGCTTGTGTGGTATCTGCTGGATATGTATCCGAATGCTATCTTGTGCAGACACTACGACGTGACCGGAAAGAAATGCCCGATGCCGTGGGTGGATGATGAGTCCCTGTGGACGGAATTTCAGAGAAAAATCAAGGAGGATAAGCCAATGACGGCTGACGAGAAAAAGGCGTTCAAGGCGCTTCAGAATGAGGTGACGGGCCTTAAAAAGAAGACGGATGCTCTTACAAAAGCGCTGGAGAAAAACTCCGTTGCCGACGAGCAGTTAAAGGCGAAGGTAAACGATATCGCCGGTATGGAACTGAAGCTGGGCAGAGCGATACAGGAACTCAATTCCCGTACTGAAGTGAAATGGGAGACCGTCGAGGCGTGTCCCAAATGGTTAAAGCCCACGATACAGAAACTGGTCACCAAAGGATATCTCAAAGGTGACGGCGACGGACTCGCAATTACCAACGAGATGGGGCGCATCCTTGTTATCAATGACCGAGCGGGGGTGTATGACAAATGACCCGTGAAGAAATAAGAGAGATCGTCGATGAAGTCATCGAGAAATGCGACGCACGGTACGTCAAGAAAGAGGACTGCGAAGGCGATATGAAGGTCGTGGAGGACAGACTCCACGCGGGGGACAAGAAATTCGTCGGGCTGGAGTTCCAGCAAAAGCTGAACAACTGGCTGACGGCGGCTATCGCGGCGGGCATAATCGCGCTCGTAATCAAAGTATATTTGGGAGGATAATATGGATAACGTAACGAACATTGAACCCGCTGACAACGAAGAAAGACTGCTGAAGGGCATACTCGAAGGAGATACCGAAACGAACATCGAACCCGCGGGAAACAAAGAACGGCTGCTGAAGGGGATCCTGGAGAAACTCGGCGGCGGAGGGGGAGCAACTTCCGTTACGCTTGCCGCTTCGGGAGATAATCTTTCGGGAGACATATCTCTCGCTGACCTTAAAACCGCATTGAGCAACGGCGTTGTGCTTCTGTCTTTCCCGACTGATGGTAACGCCGACGAAAGAGTGGTTGCGGAGTATACCGACGATTCGACCAATGGATTGAGGATCGGAGTATTCAGCGAGGATGAGTATATCGTATACTCGGTCGTGGACAACGGCAACGACGGAGTGACGTTGACGGTGGTGAGCAGCAAGAAACAGGGCGGTATAGTCATAACACCGTCGATGGCTGAACAGCAGTCTCTGATGGGTGATATTACGTCCTTCGTGACACAGGCGGTACAAAGCGGTGGATATACAGTGTACCAGGTACAACATGGATATCTAAGTTTGGTAAGTGCAGTTAAACAAGCACAGGATGACGGTTATACTGATATATCTATCAATATGGCTTCCAACTACATTAAACCTCTTGCCATAGGATCACAGTCATTCCAAATAATGCTGTGTAATAGCCAGAGTCCGTACGTTATGGATGTAAGAATGTGGATAGGGGACGATTTCATAGTAATAACTGGATCTGCTGTCCATGAATAATCCTATATGCCCACACAGCCCGGTCGATCTGGCCGGGCTGATAAGGAAGAATAAATAAAGGAGAGTAATATATGGATTGTAAATCATGTAAAACCAAAGCGGACGTACCATACATCGCATACGAATCCGCGATGGCGAGAAACGAGCGGACGGTCAAGCGACTCGTGGCGGTGACAATCGTGATGGCGGTGATACTGTGCGCTACCGTGGGCGGGTTTCTGTGGTATCTGTCGCAGTATGATTTTGCAGGGGAGGACGTAACCGTTGATGCAAACAACGGGCACGCAAACTACATCGGGCAGAACGGAGAAATAGATAATGGCACGTATTACGGTGAGACGGCGGACACGTACTTTGAAGAATCGCCGGACGGATGAGGAACGGCTAAAAGGAAAAAGGACCCGCAAGGGTCCTTTTCCTTTGACTGAAAGGAGGTATGAACATGAGCAAGCCACAACCTTTGGTGTGAGTATATCATAATGGAAAGGAAAAGTCAACACGGCGTATGGAATTTCATATGGAAAAATGCGGAAAATATCTTCCAAAAACGGAAAGTTTTTGCCGTTTTAGGTAAAATTCTTGCCGTGAGTTTTCCCTTATACTGTAAGGGAAAAACAAGAAAACGCCGTGTTTACGGCGCTTTTCTTATTTCTGCGAGAAACGGGACTTGAACCCAATTCATTTTTGCAAAGCGCCTTTGTATCAAGGGGGAAAACGAAAGGCGTATGGAATTTTGTATGGAAATCATCGGAAAAAGTTATCGGACGAGGCGGCGATCTGCTCCTCGAAAGACGCTTGCGGAGTCTTGAAAGTATGGGCGTAAATCTTGTCGAGCATCTGATCTCCCTTATGCCCCATCATCACGGCTACATACTTTTTCGGAACGCCGAGAAGCAAGGCGTTTGAGGCGAAATAGTGCCTCAATTTATGGAACGAAAAATACTCCTCGTCCGTGAGCGTTCGCATGAAGTCTCCCCATCCGTCTGAAATCATCCAGGCGGATTGCTCCACGACGAACTGATCCGGCTTTCCTTTGCCGAGCTGTTCTATAACGTAGTCCCCGGCGCGGACCGTGCGCTTTCCCGCTTTTGTTTTGGTGGTCTTTACCACCGGCCCTTCGGATCCTGCGACCTTCGCCTGACGAATGTCGATCACGTTTCCTCTTATATGCTTATACTGCAATCCCGCAATCTCTGATGCGCGGAGACCGCATTGGCTCGCCAGCAGAAACGGAACGTACAGCCACGACTCCCTCTCGCGGAGGATGGCGGCGAGGCGCCGGATGGTAGACGGTTCGGGAATATAAACGTCCTCGTCAACGAGTTTCGGGAGAGTTACCTTATATTTCACCAAAGGTTGATATACCGCCATGACGGATGAGAACATACCGTATCTGTTTCTCACAGTTTTCGGGGCATATCTTCGAGCCATATCATCAACGAATCTCTGCGCGTCGTCCGTCGTTATTTCGCGGATATCTCTGTCCATCAGGGGAGAAGCGCACGTCCGAGTGAAACGGTCATATTCGCGCATTGTGGACGCCGAGAGGGTATTCCTCCTGGAATCACAATACCGCGTGAACGCCTCGCGGAGAGTCATCTTGTCCTTCCGCTGGCGTTTCAGTTTCAATTCCGACGCCTTGTATTCCGCTTCCTTTTTCGTGGAAGCGGTGACGGACTCGACTATCTTCTTACCGTTTGAGTCCATACCGAGATAGACCTGACAATTCCAATTCCCCGATGGTAGTTTTTTCGCTTTCAAAACTTCGCCCTCAATTCTACCACTTTGCCGAGGATCTTCACCGGCAGCGTTTCCACTTCCTTATTCGTATAGAAGATGGGACTGAACGCCGGATTGAGCGACAGAAGCATGACCCCTTCGGGGGTCTTTTTTATTTTCTTGCACGTCGCCTCATCACCGTTGACCAGCACCACGGCGATCTCGCCGTCTTCCACGTCGGGTTGGATCCTCACAATAACTGTATCCCCTTCGGATATCTTCGGTTCCATTGACTGACCCGCCACGCGGATACCGATGTATTCCGACCCATCTTTCACCATATCGTCCGTGAGTTCTTCCTGATCCACCACTTCGTCCACGGCGGTGACGGGAATCCCGGCGGCGACCTTTCCGTACACGGGTATCCAATTCCCCGAAGGTATGTTTTCTTCATTTCCGAGAATGTAGTCCACCGATACGCCAAAGTATTCGCTCATCTTTTTCAAGGTGGCGCAAGACGGCTCGTTCTTCCCTTGTTCCCAAAATCCCACGGCGGCAAGACTAACGTGGAATACCGCCGCCATATCCTTCAGGGTCATGCCCCTTGATTTCCTTAATTCTCTTATGCGAGTCATCGCTTTCACTTCCTTTTCAAGTTTGCCTTGAAACAATTATATATTGGAAGGAAAAAATTTTCAACAAAATTTTGAAAAAAGTGTTGACATTCAAGAAAAAGTAGTGTACAATGATTGCAGAATTCAACGAAAAGTAGAAAAAAAGGAGGAGATCGATTGAAGAGAATCAAGGCATTCCGCAAGGAAGCGGGTCTCACGCAACAGGAACTTGGCGAGAAGATCGGCGTTTCCTATCAGACGATATGTATGTGGGAACGCGGGATCACTCATCCGAGGTATGGAAAGCTCGTCGAACTGTGTAAACTGTTCGGATGCACCATCGGCGAACTGCTGACGGAGGAATGAAATGCCGAGGGTGAGAACGACGCCGGAGGAACGGCAGAAGCGAAACTACACAAATCTGCTTTCAAGCAAAGCAGAAGAAAGGGGGATTGAGTTAGGCGAGATCCTGGGATGTTGCGAAAGGACCGCAAGGGAAAGAGCAAAGGAACCGGGGTCGCAGAGATTCGACGAGGTACTCAACGCTTGCCGTAGGTTGGGTATCGGGATCATCTTTTACGACAAAGAGCAATACGAAGCCATACTAAAAATGAAAGAGTGAGGAGAGAACAAAATGGAGAACATGAGCTACTACGAAATGGGGAG